ACAGTATCAAGGATAAATTCAGGCTTCACGCCCTTGAGAAGCACCGCCTTGCTCCCTGAGATAAGGCTTCCGAACCAGTGCATCTTCGCACCTGTATGATAAAGCGGAGGGATACAAAGGAAAACGTCCTCCTTTGTCTGACCGTGATGATTCTGCTCAACTCTTGCGGCGTGCATAAGGCTCTCGTGATTGTGCAGGATAGCCTTCGGGAAACCAGTTGTGCCTGACGAGAAGTAGATAGCCGCATCGTCCTCGTCAGTAAGCTCTATGTACGGAGTAGTGCTTGCACAATTTGCAGTGAGCCTGTCATAATGCTCTGCAAATGACGGACAGTTCTCGCCAACATAGAAAAGAAGTCTGTTCTTGCTTATCTCATCAGCTATCTCCTCAACTCTGCCGATAAATTCAGGACCAAATACAAGAATATCCACCTCGGCAAGGTCAAGACAGTATTTTATCTCCTCTGGAGTGTATCTGAAATTCAGCGGCACTGCAAGCGCACCCGTCTTGAGGATACCAAAATAAATAGGCAGCCATTCAAGGCAGTTCATAAGCAGGATACCCACCTTGTCACCCTTTTTTACCCCACGGGATAAAAGCAGATTGGCAAAGCGGTTAGCCTTTTCGTTGAAAACGCTCCAGGTTATCTCACGGCGGTAATGACAGACAGGGTTCGGCTCGATAAGCTCATACTCTTTCCAAGTCACACGTCTGGTTTCTCTGATCTCAGGATTGACCTCTACCAGAGCAACATCATTTCCGAACTCTCGTGCGTTGCGCTCCAGTATCTGGGTAATAGGCATACAAAAACTTCCTTTCGCAAGTAAAAGCATAAAAGCTTTAAAATCATAATACAAATAATAGTTTACCACATTTCACTCTCAATGTAAAGAGCTTTTCCACCGCCAATTCGCACAAAAACGCTATGGTTTTGTTGTACAATAAAACCATAGCGTTTATATAGAAAGTATGATTGAGTGTGTTATAAAGAAAATAATTTTATTCAAATATTATAGTCATATTATAAGTCCGTGTCTGTCCATTAGGGTGCTCCATTTTAATGCGCACATCAGTCCTGCTGTCCTTTGCACTATATGCGTTAATGGTATATTTATCAAAGGAGATATCAATATTATCGCCACCAACAATATCGACAGAAGTAAAATAGAAGTCAGAGTAATTAGCGTCCATTATCGTAGTTGTATAACCTTTTCCTGCCCATTGTTGCAATGGTATTGAAGGTTCGTACAAATATGTAGTTGTCGTCGTAGTCTCTTTCTTAGTAGTCTTAGTAGTCGTGGTAGTCACCGCCTCAGTTTTGCGCTGGGTGGTTGTTTGGGGAGCTTCCGTCTGCGCAGGTTCTACATAGTCATCATCATAATTATAACCGCCGTTGTCATTGTTGTCCTCAACATATCCATTGTCGCCGCCAACCTGTTTGGTCTGCTGAGTGGTCTCAGACTCGGTCTTTTTAGTCGTCGTTGTGGTTTTGGACTTGCTTTCGGTGGTGGTCTTTTTTGTGGTGGTCGTCTCGGTGGTTGTGGCAGTCGTTTTTGTCGTGGTGGTGCTGCTCACGCTTTCGGACGTTGTTGAAACAGTCGTTGCCTTAGTTGTTGCCGCCGCAGATGAACTGTCGCTGACATCGCCGCAGCCCACAAGCCCAGCCACCAGCATATTCGCCAATACCACAAATGAAATCGTTTTCTTTATACCTTTACCCATTTAAGCTCACGCTCCTTAAACTTCATTGTGTTAATTATACAGCATTTCCTTTTTTTGTCAAGAGCCTTTTCTTGAGAAAACATGACAAACATATTCACAAGTTATATACTATTTTGAATGTCAAGCTGTCGAAAAAAGCATAGATATCAACATCTTTTGGTGTGTATGGGACGGCGTCCCCTACATGGTTTGTAAAGCATATAAAAATTGTGCGAATACAGCCAACAAAAAAGACAGCCCCACATGGGAGCTGTCCCTTAACTTAAAAAGTGTACCGTTTCAGATCTTATTCTTCTGCCTTTTCTTCCTCTTTGCTCGCCTCAGCCGCCTGCTGTGCCTTGAGAAGATCCCTGATCTCTGTAAGAAGCACTACGTCCACCGGTGGCTCTGCAGGCTTTTCAGGCTCTTCATGCTTGCCAAGTGACGCAAGCTTGTTTATGACCTTCATTATTACAAAAATAACGAACGCCATGATTATGAAGTTTATCACTGCCGTCAGAAATGCGCCGTAGTTTATGTACTGATTTCCAAGCAAATGTATCTTGCCCTCTACATCAGCACCGCCTATACAACCTATTATCGGGTTGATAAAATTCTCAGTAAATGACGTCACGATATCCTGAAACGCAGCGCCTATGATAACGCCCACTGCCAAGTCCATGACGTTTCCTTTGAGAGCAAACGCCTTGAACTCATTTACAAACTTCTTGATAAATCCTTTTTTCTTCTCTTCCATAACGGTTACGACCTTTCGTTTTTTGTTCCGAGCCACGCTCTTATGGTCATTTTATCACATATTTTGACCATTTTCAATAGTTTTTCTATAAAATCGTACGGTTTTACGTCATTTTGCTCATACATATTAATGTATCGTAAACGCTTTGTAAACAAATATGAAAAGGTATTGCATTTTCCGAAATGGTGTGCTATAATGATTAAGCTGTTTGAGTGAGGGACATGACGATGGGATATAGCCAAGAGGTAAGGCAGCGGACTTTGACTCCGTCATTCCGATGGTTCGAATCCATCTATCCCAACCAAAAACAAGCTAAATCGAACAAACATTGGGGTGTCGCCAAGTGGTAAGGCAACGGACTCTGACTCCGTCATTCCGAAGGTTCGAATCCTTCCACCCCAGCCACAAAAGACCGTAGATTTTTCTGCGGTCTTTGTTTTTTTACATTCTTTCAGCAACCAAAAGAGAGGTTTTGCAACTGAGTATAAGTAAACATAAAAAACAAAATGTGAACAAAAATAATTCGGAATTGCGTGTTTACAAACTGGTAAAAATGTGTTATACTTAAAGTGCAAAAGAATTTCATCAAAGGAGGTCTGAAAAATGAAAAAGATAATAAACAGAAAAAATGCAGCGGCAGTGGCTTGTGCCGCTATGATGATATGTGCGGCAGGTGCTGTGCCTGACAGCGTGCTAAGTGTGAGTATGCCTGTGCAGGCGGCCGAAGCTGTGGAGCAGACAAGTCTGCCTCAGGTCACAGGGCTGACATCTAAAACGCCTGATATAAGCTCAATAAGACTTAGCTGGAACGCTGTGAGCGGTGCGGACGGCTATTCTATTGGAATGCGTTCAAAGGGTCAGTATCCTGAGATAGCAGACGTTACGGACACTACATATCTTGTTACAGGTCTGCCTGCGGCAACGAGGGAGAACTTCAAGGTAAGAGCCTATAAGATAGTGAACGGTCAAAAGGTCTATGGCGACTATTCAGTGAACTACAATTCCGCCACAAATCCACGCCCTATAAGCGGTCTTAAAGCTCAGACGGGCAATACTTCTGTTAGCCTTTCATGGAAAAAGGTGGGCTGTTCAAACTATCGTGTCTTTATGCTGAAAAACGGTAAGTGGAAGCAGATAGCGCAGACGGATACAAACAGCTACACTGTCATAGGACTTGACGCAGGAAGCTATAAATTTAAAGTAAGAGCCTGCAAGCGTGACGATAAGGGTGCAAATCACTACGGCAAATATTCGCAGGAGATAACGGCACAGGCTGTCACGGTGAACAAGGTCACTGGTCTGACATCTAAGACCCCTAACACAAGTTCTATAAAGCTTAGCTGGAACGCTGTGAGCGGTGCGGACGGCTATTCTGTGGGAATGCGTTCAAAGGGTAAATATCCTGAAATAGCTGACGTGAAAGGCACGACCTACACTGTCAAGGGTCTGCCTGCGGCAACAAGGGAGAATTTCAAGGTAAGAGCATATAAGATAGTAGACGGAGTTAAGATATACAGCGACTATTGTGAAAATTACAATTCCGCCACAAATCCAAGGAAGGTAACAGGAGTAAAAGCTTCTGACATCACCGCTTCTACACTTGACCTTAACTGGAAGTCTGTAGGCTGCACAAGCTACAAGGTGTTTATATACACAAACGGCAAGTGGAAGAACATAGCTTCATCTACGGTAAATTCCTGCGCAATAAACGGACTTTACGCAAAGACTACATACAGATTCAAGGTAAGAGCCTGCAAGACGGACGATAAAGGTTCAAATCACTATGGAGCATATTCCGAGGAGATAACCGTCAAGACCCCAGACCACACTGTCGAGGTCATAAACGGCATGAGCTATGTTGACGGAGTTCTTTTGGCGAACAAAACATATTCCCTCCCTGCAAGCTACGACCCAAAGGGTCTGACCAAAGAAACATCAGCGGCATTCAAAAAGATGCAGACCGCTGCATATAAAGACGGCATAAGTCTGTGGGTATGCTCAGGATACCGCTCTTATTACGATCAGAAGTACCTTTATGATATGTACTGCAACCGTGACGGCAAGGCTGCGGCAGACAAATACTCCGCAAGACCCGGCTACAGCGACCATCAGACAGGCATGGCAATAGACGTAAACAACGCCAGCGACTCATTTGGCGGCACAAGAGAAGCCAAGTGGCTTGCCAACAACTGTGCGAAATATGGTTTTATAATTCGTTATCCAAAGGGCAAGGAGGCTTACACCGGTTATCAGTACGAGCCTTGGCATATAAGATATGTAGGCACGCCTTTAGCACAAAACATAACCAACAGCGGACTTTCTCTTGAAGAATACTTCGGGATAACTTCGCAATACAAGGATTGACATATGGTTCAGACCGCTGTTCACGGGCATCTGTGGGCAGCGGTTTTCTGTTATTTTCCTTGCTCACTTATCACTTGAAATCTTGCATTTCAACATGATCTGTGTTATACTATATTTAAGGCAATACCGCACAAAGATTGTGCGTCAGATGCGAAGTCAGATTTTTTGTGTGATATGACGGAAAATCTGCAAGCAGATGGCGTGCAAAGCCGTCAGGCGGG